CTAGCGATACATCCAATACCAGCTACAGTATCCGCTAACTGCATGGTTGCGGGGTCATTTGCACCGGTATAAAGTAATATTTGGCGCTTTCCAAATATCGCTAATATTCCGTTATGTACTGCAAGCGCAGTAATCTCATCAGCACCATCAGGCCAGACTTTGGAGATATCTATAGAACCGGAACTTCCCGTGTTCCAAGCGGCTCCAATAAGTAAATCGCTCCAGTAGACAGTGGTGTTATTGGTTGACGTTTTGGCAACCCAGAGTCTACCAAAGCCAGACTGCACAATATCACCAGCAGGTACAGTACCGGCGTAATCCGGGTGTGCGCTAACTTCATCACAAGTGGTCCCATCATAGTAAATAGGATCAGACCCCTCACGGAACAAATAATGTATACCGTTTAAAGTAGCATGATCGTATAGACCATCGGACACTGTATGCGATGCAGGAGTAATATTTGTTAGTGTTGTTGTACCTTTATAAATTGCTGAAGCACTGCTGGATATAATTTCAGTAGTGCCATCGGCTTTGACAAATTCCCCGATAGAGACTATGGAGTCTCCGCCAGATGTCGTTTCGTATGCCCATCCTTTGCGAGCACCGATACGTCCAAACTGGTCAATGACGCAATTGTCAGCAACCAATGCAAACTGTTCAGGTAATGAAGTTGGAGAATCTTGGGTGTTAAGCCCATAGAATCCCGGAGCCTGAATTGCAATACTTTGTAGCTGTTTAGCCATTAGACTGTTGTCCAGATAGTTTCGTCAGGACTTAACCCGGCATCAAATGCCACTGCGTTAGAAAGTTCTTGCTGTGCAAAGATTGCTTGCTCAGCCGCTGATTGACCACCGGTTTCACCACGCTCACGTAAAGCATATGAATACGCCCATTGAACAATAGGGAATGTAGGGACGGATACTGTGTCTGTGTCTGAGGTCAAATCTGATGGACGTTTGACTGCATACACACTGATTGATTTAACAGCATCTGGTGTCCGGTAGAAGCGAAGTTGTGCATCACCGTTACCATCTAGGCCATCAATAGCGTAATATGAGATTGGTCCTTGTGCAGATTCTGATTGCAGATTCAATTTACGAATACGCTGTAAAGACTCTTGTAATACTTCGACATTCTCAGTCTCATTATGTACATACAGAATCTTAGAACGAACACCAAAGTCTGTTAAAGAATATTGGGCAGTCCCTGCAACGGTTGTGATGTCGTAAGTATACCTAAGACCTGTCCAGTCCCAAGTGTCCTCTACCAATCTCTTGGCATCATTGACAAAATCACCGATGAGTTTAGAATAATCCGATTCATCGATGGTAGTAACTTCTTCTTCACGAAGTTTACGCAGAACTGCGTTGACAAGCTGTAAATAAGTCATAACTATATGATACCATAAAAGTTGTTAAATGTCAAGAAAAACTTCTTCCTAAGACTTCACGTGAGAACAATGGTTCTTCATTCTGAGCTAGATCAAACTCTGATTCTAAAGAAACAACTTCTTCATCCTTTTGAGTAGGGATATCAGGCTGACCACCTTCAAGTAATTGAGATAAACCAATCATTTGGAACTCAGGATTAAGGTCAAGCGTATTGACATCAATACCCATGTCTCCTAGTTCTTTAAGGTTGTAGTCTCCAATGTCTGAAGTACGGAATCCGCTAAAATCTACTTTAGGTATGTTTTCTTTAAAGTTTGTAGCTAAGTAATCGAAGTCAATGTCGTATGGTTGTAATGCACTAAAGTTAACTTTACCTTCAATTTCAGGAAGTTTACTGGCTAACAGTCTTGCTTTGTCTTCAATGTAGGATGCGTTTTGACGAACATAGTCTTCAATTGCTGAGAATTGTGATGTATCAATGCCTAAGTCTGTGGCAAACTTATTGAAGAACTCAGGTGCTCCTAAGTCAATACCTGACAAGTCAATACCTGCGGTAGATGCAAGCTGTCCTAGGTCTGGTGTTGCCCCGCCACGTTCGTTGTACTCTTTAGCACCTGCAATCAGAGCACTGGATTTACTTACACCTTGGTCTAATTTTACTGCTGTACGTAAACCTGCGTAACCAAGAGCATTGATAGTAGGATCGTCAGAACCTAAATATCCTACAATTTCATCACCGTAGCGATTTGTAATAGATTCTAACGGATCTTTACCTTCAACAAGAACATCATACCCTACACGGGCTACATCCATGTTCTCTCTAACAATGTCAAAGGCTTCAGAACCAATAGCATCTTGTAAGGCTTTTTGTCCTGCTTCCTTAATACCAGAGGCTTCAATAATGTCTTCGCCGTAAGCAGAAATTAAAACCTCTAGCGGATCACCGCCTTCAGCTAATGCTACGGTGGTGTCTAAGGCTTTCTTAACATCAGTAGGAAGAGGCTCACCTGTTTTAATATCGTACCCTGCGGCGGCCATAGCCGCAATCTGTGAAGGTGATAAATCTTCGCCAGAGTCTACGGTTGCATAAGCATTTAAAAAAGGAGCGTATTGCGGAAAGAAAACTTGAACGGCTAATTGAACATAAGGGTTCTGAATGGCCTTGTCAATCTCATCAACACTTTCACGAACAATATCTTCAAACTGTTCACCTGCTTTGACAACAGGGTCAACTACAGGAGCAAGAATAGCGTCATCTACAGCGGCTCCTACGTCACTGACAGCCCCTGCAACATTACTAGCGGCTTTCTTGACTTTCCGTATTGGACTCCAACCCATTAGTTGTACCTCAGTATTGTGTAGTTATCTTGCTTGCCGATGACTTTAGCGCCAAGCATCAAATTAAAATTTAAACTTTTTGTGTTATCTACTGTGGTGTAACAAACACCTAATTTAGTAATCAAGTTTTGGAAGTGTTTTTTTAATGAAGGTTTCCAATCAAGCACTTCACAGTGCAGTATCTTTTCACCGTCATCGTCAAACTTAACGACAACACTATGGTTAAAGCTAGAGTCTATTACCACTTCTTACAAGACCAATAACGTGCTGTTAGCTTTGAAGGTGGGCTAGTGTCACACTTGTGGCGAGCACGAAAGCTCTTACGTCTTGCAGGTTGATCTTTCTTGATGGTCATGTTGGGATCACCAAAGCGAATTGTCTTTGTCTTGTCACCTTCTTTAGCAACCACAACAAACTTCTTAGATCCACCCGGAGTACGCTTAGGCTTGTTGTATGCACTGACACCTGCACGGGCTAATTTAGGATCTTTAGACTTAGCCACTTTAGCCTCCCTGAATAATATCCGGTTCTTCTACAACAGATATTATAAATGTAAAATTAGAATTAGTTTGACCTTCAGCCATAAGTTTGTCGCCTTCTTTCATACACAAAAATGTGTTGTAATCACCACCAAGCTGAAGAATATCTTTTTGATTTAGTTGATAGTCTTCAAGAATAATAATTGTTTCATCTTCAGACGCATCATAAAAATCAAGTTCTATGTTACGATTAGTGCTGTCAGGATTAGTAATCCATATCATACGGATTTCAGATTTCTTACCTGTAGGTACTTCATACAAATCCGTAATTACTTCAGGCGCAAGGCTTTTAACAATTGACTTTCTAATCATTTCTTTTTCGCTGTCTTAGCCGCTTGTTTAAACGCTTTAGCTGTAGGAGCACCCTTGCTACCGGGCTTACGCATCTTTTCACCACTACCGGCTTTGATGCGCTTGCGTTTAGCTTGAAGGTTAGCGTATAAACCTTTGCTCATTTCTTAGCCTTTTTCTTTCCGTAGCTAACTTTCTTACCTGTTGCTTTGGCCTTGTTCTTAGCCATTGCCATACCCTTCTTAGTGTAAGGATACTCTTTCCCTGCTACTTTTGGCATTATTTCTTCCCCATCATATCCATTAGACCTTTACCGGCTTTGACACCGAATGAGGCCAGTACAATTACCATGAGAATCTCATGATACCAAGTCGGCAAAGTTGCCAATGCTGTGAACCCTGATTGGATATGTCCTACCATGCTTGGTATAAAGACAAGGATCAGAGGTATGCTGAACACTATCGTTAACCACTCGTCTTTCCACGAGTTCTTTGACGCTTCTGCCATGATGCGTTCCCAATCCGCTGTGGACTGCGCCGCTGTTTTCAGTGCGGTGGCTTTGGCCTCTGCGGTGGCCTTGGTTGATTCCGCCTTGGCACTGACCCATGTACCTGCCAAGTTCGTGATAGCTGTGACTAACCCAATCATGTGGCATTACCTGTTA